CCGTGTTAATAACCCTCGTTCCGAAGCGATACCTTCTTCAAGGTCATTATTAATTTGGTATCAAAAAGGTGGGGAGAGAAAACCATAGGAGTAAAAACTCTCCCCTAACATATATAAGAGGATATATGAAATTTATTATGAAGTTGTTAAGTCTGCAATAGTTGCTGAACTTGCTTCATTTTTAGCGACTAGTGTCCATTCTGTTAAGAGTAATCTCTTTTCAGCATCACCAGTTTTTGCTAAGTCTATTGTTTGGAAAGGTCTTAAAAAGCCAGTCGCAAACATTTCTGTTTCAACCAATAAAGCACTTCTTCCTGAAGAACGAAGGAATCTATCAGCAACAACTCTGACTTCACCGAAGTCTGAAACATAAACATCAATAGTAGCCACTAGGTTTCTATCTTCTGCCATGTCCATACGAGTTGAGTTACCAGTAAATCCTGATACTTTTTGTTTGTTGAATGAACCTACTAATAGTAGGTCAGGGTTACCACCATTATCAAAACAGCTTTTCATTTCTGTTTTGAGTAATGCTTCAGTTAAAACTCTTTGAGTTCCGTCAGTGACAGTACCTGATGAGTTTGAACCACCTGAACCATAAGAGTTGTTAGTTGTAGTCCAAGATTCAAAACCTCTTGACTTACGAGCAGCTCCACCATTACCTGAACCAGCAGTAGCTGCTGTTTTACCAGTAAGGTCTAGCTCCATATCTCTTTTAAGTTCTTTACCAGCTTTAGCTATTTGATAAGCTAACTCTGAGTTTACACCAGCATGAACTACTGTTTCTTGTGTGCCTGAAACCATTACAGGTTTGTATGAAATCTGTGTATAGTTGAGAACACGAGTAGTAGCTGACATTGCTGCTGAAGGTGAATCATCACCCTCGATTTGAGCATTTGAAGCTGCTGCTGCTAGTGAATCAGTTTGCCATTCGTGCTTAGTGAAAGTAGCTGTGCCAGTTCCAATGCTAGACATAAATGGTGTATCTGTTGGGGAAATGTCATAGATTACATTTTGTAAATCTTCTCTATTTCCCACAGCATCATAGGTTTCAAATGTATTACTTAATTGTGCCATTTGTATTACACCTCTGTGTTAAAAGTTAGTATTAGATTAAACCTTCAAGCATTTTGGCAGCATCGCCAACTTTGCCTGTGCGTTTAAGTCTTGCTCGTTGTTGCTTTACTTTCTCTGAATCTACTTCTGCTTTTGAAACACCTGCACCTGGTTTAGTTACCTTGGGTACTGTCTTAACTTTTTTCTTAGCTATTTTAGCATTGAGTAAGTTTTCGTATTTCATTGCATTATTTAAAACTTCGATACTTCTTGCATCAATTAACATATTGATTTCCTGTTCGCTAAACCCTTTGGATAAAGCAAAACTTTTAATATCTTGTTTTAGCTTTGGTCCTTTTGCAGGGTCTACCCAATCAGGTAATCTTTCTGATAATATCTGTATTTGAGTTTCACGATGTTTCATCATATTTGCTTCATATTCTTTTTGCTCTTGCTCTACAAGTTTTTTCTTTTCTTCAGCAATTTTATTCTTGCTGTCTTGTAAATCTCTAAGAGCATCTTTCTGTTGAATATAAGCCATAGGGTCATCTGCTTTGAGTTTATTCCAATCTACATCTTTGAATTGATTAATTTCAAAATCAGTAGAATCTCCTAATTGCTCTAAAGCATGAGAGTATCGCTGTCTTTCTTGTTGAGTCGCTAAGAGTTCATCATCCATCTGTTTGCGTTGCTCTGCCAATACTTGACTTTTTCTAGTGTAATCAGCTTGTCTACTATAACCTGCCTGTAATTCTTCAAGGGTAACCTCAACATCTTTACCATCAACTTTGACAGTATAGTTTTGAGGTGTCTCGTTTCCTTCAGACTGGTTGTCAGTATCCAAATCATCTACAGTTAATTCATTAGAATCTTCTGCTTGTGCTTCAACTGATTCGGCATTTTCCATTGCCTGTTCAGAAGTATTATCCTCTACTTCTGTTTGCACTTCTTCCTCTACAGGTTGTTCCGAAGCTGGAGCTTGTAATTGAGCAAGTAGTGCTGCCTGTGCTGATGCAACATCAGTAACAGGAATACCTTTATGTTTGCTTTCCGTAACTGGTATATTGTTGTCAGGAGTTGCTTTGGATATTTTAGCCATTAGCTTTACCCTCCTGTTTTCTTTCTTCTTCTAATAACTTACCATTTTCAATAGTATTAATTAGAACTTGTTTAAACTTTAAAGCTGCTATTTGTTGATGATAGAGTGCTTCTCTTTCATCTTTATCAATAGCTTTGGTTGATATCCATTGTTGGTAGCCTTCGTTTAATATTTTATTAAAAGCTCCAATAACTAATGGGTTATCCAAAATAATTTGAGCATCTTGCCCATCTTTTATTTGTTTGTCTTTATCTGTCATTTATTTCTCCTATCTGCTTGATTCTATCCACTAAGCTAGTGGGTATAGTTATTCTCCCAGCGAGATATCCTTTAAGTTTATTTGCTGGTATACCAGTTTTTAAGAATAGCTCATTGATTGAAATTCTGTATTTCAACATTAAGTTTTGTAAATCTTTATTTGTATATTTATTTTTTTGCAAAAGTTCTCACATTAGTTGGTTTAGGTCCTTTGTTACCTGCTGCTCTTTTCCTAGCAACAGCAGACCTTTTTTGTGCAGCAGTCATACTCTTGGCTTTTGCTAAAGGTACGCACTTAGGATATTTTCTTTTACTTCCTTTAGAACGACCACATGGTTGATACTTACCATCTTTTTTTGGTGCACCAATATCTACCCATTTTTCTTTGACCCATTCTCTAAGTCCTTTTTTTCTTGCCATTCTTCTTAGGTTTGATTCTTCCTGAACATACTCCTGATGCGTACATATTTGCATATGCACTAGGGTATACTTTAAATTTTCTTTTAGCTGCTGCCTTACCTTTTGCACATAGTTTAGCCATTATGCTTTTGCAACCTTCTTTGCTCTATCAGATAAATCTTTAAAATGCACAACTACCTTAGATGTTTTGGTGTGATTCTTTCCTGTATGAATTGAACCATTAGGCATCTTATGCACTGCACCTTTGTATTCTTTACCTGTTTTAAAATAATGTTTAGTCCCTGCTCCCATTAACACTTGCCTTTTTTATTATTATTTTTTTTATTTTTCTTGTTACTTTTTTTATTTCCGTATCCTTGTGCCATTACATTAACCTCAATATTTCTGTAAATTTATCTGTCGCTAGAATAAAAATAACGATAGCTGTCCAAGCTATGTATTTAAATCTAAACACCTCTATCTTTACATCTCGCATATCTTTTTCCATATGTGCAAGATGATTCGTTTTAATATCATGGATATCTTTTTTAATAAGTTCTATCTCTGTATTTAATTCGTTTAAGTCTTTCATGCCAATGGTAATTTTTTTGTTTTAGGAAACATATTCAAAGCCATTGCTACAGCTTGTTTTTGTTTTATCCCTTTTGATTTAAGTAATTTAATTTCTTTTGAAATAAGTTTTGCTCTTGGTTGTTTATCGTAATCAGGGTTGTATTTAGGAAATGCCATTATGTATCTCCTATAGCTACAGGTCTGTTTTGTGTAGCTTCGAGTGCAATCTCTAGTTCACCCTGGTCTACTTTTTGTTTTTTAATTTCAAGTTCTTGTTGCTTAATTAAGAAATCAACTTGTGCTTCTCGTTTCTTCAATTCAAGTGCTTGTTGTTTTAACTTGGTATCTAGTTCAAGTTCAGCAGCTTGTAGTTGTAGTTTCTGTAATTCTATTTGTCCTTTTTGTGCTGCAATCTTTTCTTCAACAGTAGGTTGTGGTGGTTGTGGTGGTGGCATCATCGCAGGGTTAGAAACAAAAGCATCAGTGTTTTTGTATCCTGCCTGGCTTATGTATTCGCTAATTGCGTTGTATAAGTTCTGTGGTGTAACTAATGTACCCATACCACCTTGTTGCACTAATACATTTAGTATTTGCATTATACCACCCATCGTTTGCATCTTTGTTTGTTGGCTACCACTTCCTACACCTACATTAATAGTGCAGTTTAGTTTGTCTTTCCACTTAGAAACATCTATTGGCACAAACTTATTGTTAAGGAAAACCATTTTTTGTCTATCTTCATACCTTTGCACTAACTGATAAATACATCTAAACACATCTTTGATACCAGTCTCTGCGAATATACGAGCAATCAATTCAATTCTTTGCATAGCAGACTCTGTTGCTGCTGATATTGCACCTGAAGTTACATGAGATGTAAGAACATCAGGGTTTAATCCTTGTGACATCTTAGATACACCACTTCTTTCTTCTCTTATTTGGTCAAGATACTTAACCATATTGAAAGCATCGCCTGACATCTGTGGAGTTGGTAGTGGAGTTACTGCATTTGGACTACGCATACGCACAATACCACCAGGTCTGCTAGTAAGTAAGTCATCTAACTCTACTTGCCCTGCTAATACTGCATATCTTGCGTTATTAGTCAGATACATATTGTCTAATATGTTTCTTACAATAGTTGATTTGATTAATTGAATATCTTTGACTGTATCTGCCACCGACATTCCATAAAACTTGTGGGGAATGGGTAAAGGACAGATAGCTGAGAAGGGAATGTAGTCTATTTCTACATTATCAAGGATAGTATTGCCACCTTTGGTAATTTTTCTAAGTTCTGCAATACCATCTCCATCTAAATCTACCCTGGTATAACATTCATCTAACCAAACCTGTCTATTTGCACCCCTTCCTTCATCAGGTGGTACAGAATCATCGTCATAACTAAACCTTGCTAGTCTTTCTTCGTTTAATTCTGCTTGTGATTGCGAATATGATGGCAGTGAATCTACAACTTTGGGGTCAAATCCTTCTAAAATTAATTCGCTTACTGTTTTTTTAACTCGATGACAAATAAATTGTGCAGATTCTATGTCTGTTGCTCTCCTTGAAATCAAAAATTCTTCAGGTGGTACAGATAAAACCTTAACTTGCCCATGAACTTTGTTGTTCATTACAGTTACATCATGCGAAACTATCTTTGGTGAAACTAAATTACCAAAATCATCTACTTGTTCTTTCTGTTCTAGGTTTTCGGTGTGTTCAACTACCTCTAAATCATCATTTGCTAATATAGATTGGTACTCAATCTCTGTTAAATTGGTATAACTTTCTTTAACCAACTCTCTTTTCTGTTCCCAATAGTGTTTGACTATACCAGTCTTGCTTATGAGTGCATCCTTAAAGGCATCGTAGAGGACCTTAAAGCCGTTATTTTGACGATTAAATACATAGTTGCAGTAGTCGGTAGCTTGTTGTGCAACTTGCACATCTTCAGGTCCTTCAGGTTCAAACTCAGCAATATTGTTATGGGTTGTAAATATTCTCATCAAGCTAGGCATAATGTATTCCACAGTATCCCTAACATCTGTTGTAACTATTTCTGACCTGCCATCAATCTCATTACCAAATTTCTCACCAAGGTAATATTTCATAGAATCTTCTCTCTGACTAGAGAGTTCGCTATTCATATGCCCTGTAGCATTTTGTATTTCTGATTCTAAATGTGCAGCTAATTCACTGTCTGTTTTTATATCTGTCATTATTTTCCTAAACTATTGCGACATCAGGTCCTAGTCTACCTTTACTATTCCACCTAGATGTTTCTGTTGTTGAATGTCTTAAACTCATAACTGCATATCTTGTTGCAGACATAAGGTCATCTTTTATTTTTACTATCTTCCCATCTTTACGATGGTATAATCTGAACTCCTCAAACCAATCATACATAGTATTAAATACTTTAAATCTCCCTTGTTCCATGCGTGTTAGCATATCCATGATTCCTGTTTCTACACTTAGGTTTCCTTTCTTTTCACCTAGTGCTGGTGGGTTTTCAAAATGAAATGGAAGCATATTGACATGGGCATGACGATATTGTTCTGCCAATGTAATACCACTTCCTTTGTCATGCTGGTAGCCATCATGTGGGAATGATATAGGGATATAATGACTACCTTCTCTCTCGTTTATATGAGACGCATGATAATCAGGAGTTTGTTTAGCCATCTTGTAACAATCATAGATATAGACGATATCATCATCTCTATCCCATGCTACCCATACTACTGCTGTAGGATGGTCGTAGCCAAAATCGAGACCTGCGATGCGTGAGAAGTGGGGTGGAATCACGAAGGGTTCACAGGTCAAGCTGTCCTCTGAGACAGGAAAAACTAAACCACTACCAATCATTGGTATCCCCTTGGAACGCATATCTCTTTCATGTGGTGGTAGAGCAGCTAGGATTTGTTCTTTCATATCCTTAGTTAAATGGTCTGCATCTTCCCAACCAGCAGTTATCAATGCTTGTCCAGGTCGTAAATCATTCGTAAAATTTTGTACCACTTCGGTCATCCCTGACTCAGGTGTAAAGGTTAAATAAACCATACCCTTTCTATCTAATGTCCTTGTAATACATTGAGAGTAGATATCCTGTGGTGGTTCTTCATCCAACCATATCAAATCTATACTCTCCCCCATAAATTTTTCAGCACCCATTTCGTATGCTTTAAAGGCAACCCTAGACCACCCACCTGATATATGCTTGACTAGAACAGAAGAATGAGCATTTGGTACACCAGGTTTCCTTGTGGTCTCACCAATTAGGTGTTTAGGGATACTCCCTTTTCCCTTATCTCTTGGATTATCAGGTTGCCCAAATAATTCTTTTTGGCATATGTCCCTTGTAGTTTCATTACTCGCACCACATACCCATGCCTTAATTGGCTTATCAAACTTCCTACCTTCCCACCATTCAGGGTATTCTCCTGTCAAATGTATAGCCATTTCCATAGCACCCACATAGGACTTACCCACCCTATTAGCTGCCATAAGTAATCTTTGGTTGGCTTCTGAAGATGATTCATGAAATCTCTTTTGAAACTTATAGGGTTCGTAATAGTTTAGTTTGTTTTCTTGTTGCCGTTTTTCAAGAGTATTGGTTATCTCTTGTATGCGTTGTAATTCAATAGACATAGTAATCCACCTCAAAGTATATAGATTTTTTTTAGCTATTTCAATAGTTTATGAAAAATAGATAGGTGCTATTAGGGTCTACAAATGTTAAACAGGATGAAACTAGCCACCAATGAGTGGATTGGAGATATATATGTCGCCACCTGTGCCAAGGGGGTCTCCAACTTCGTATAAAATCGTTCATTTTGTATACAATTATTAGTGTACATTTTTTGTACAGTGTGGGTGTGGACATAGGGACATCCATATCTAATCATCCAGGATAATATATATCTAAAATAATAGCCTTATTGTATCCCTTTATATATCTATATATGACACTGTCGGAGGTCGGCGAAATCTAAAAGAATAAGCCGTATAAATTGTTCATTTTTTGTACAATATTTTTAGAATGGTTCTAAGCGTTTTAGGGTATATATGGGACTCTCACAGGGTATTAGGTTTCAGGGTACTTTGTATGTCAGACAGGATAAAATGGTCAAAATGGGGCAAATTTGGAGCATATGGTATTTTGCTAATATTTGACATATTATCTCCGTAAGTCATTGATTTTTATGAAGATATTGTTTTCTAAATGTACTTGTAAGTTATTGATTTTATCATAGAAAAATCGTTCATTTTTTGTACAAATAAATTAATTTGATGTTTGTTTGATATAGTGTTTGACATAAGAATTAAAGTATGTATATAATTCAATTACAGGCTAGAAAAAATATGTTTTACAAGTATCGTATCTAGTTTGAGACTCAGGGTCAGGCTATAATCGGAGATGATTAGATAAAATACGAAGCCGTTAGAATACTAATCAAGACCTGTATTCATTATGGGAGTAAAAGTCACTAACTTACCTCTCCTGAACTGGAATGAAATACAACAGTAGCTGGGTCGTAGAAGGGATATTATTGGATATATCGTATGCTGGGACTGACTAAGCCACTATCGAAAAAAGTTTATTTTATTTTCATATCCTATATTCAGGGAGATTGTGCCATTTATCATCTTAGTATGGTTGTATGGGTTTCTCCCTGAAACCATATATATATACATTCGATTGAGTGTATATATACATGGTTTTTACCATGAAAATCAACAACATAGGAGACTATTATGAAATACAATAACATAACTGAACAAGTTCTTAATGATTACAGAAATATAATCATGGACTTAAATCATAGACAATCAAAAGTTATTAGAGCCTTAGAGCAAGACATCAATGAATATCTTAATCATTGTGCTAATGACATTGATAATAATTCTTGGTTAGATTGTTTTGACGTTATGTCTAACGGCTTAACTTTTGAATTTGATATGATTGAGTTCAAAGCGATTTTTGATTTTAATGCTGAGAATCACTTGTTTAATTAATGTTATGTTATCCTGGGAGCTAGTCTCCCAGGATGTCATATATATACATATTCAGTGAGTATGTATATACATGATAAAACATCATGAAAATCAACAACATAGGAGGATATATGAATAAAATTGAAGAACTATTATTTGATAATGAAAAAGAATCAGAAGGTTTTATCAATGATGTAGCCATGCACGGCTGTATCAATGGAGCTGTTAGTGAGCTTATTTATTACAATGATACATGTAAATTTTATGAAGAAAATAAAGACTTGATATGGGAGATAATCACAGATTATGCTGAACAGACAGGTGAAAATATTTTCGAGTGGGAGACTTTGAATAGATGCAAAAGTGCTACAACTTTTGAGAATAACATGACATGGTTAGCCGTAGATTTAACGGCTGTAAGGTTGTCACATGAACTGGAGCAACCATTGACTGACTCACATGGAAATGAAATTGCATAATAACATAGGAGAAAATAAAATGTCGAAACAAGAAATAAAAAAGAAAATTAAATACTGTAAATCTAGACTTGATTGGTATGCAAAAAATGTAAGACCTGAAGTTTTAGCAGATAAAGATGATAATATTCATATCATTATTGGTGAATATCGCTTTCATCTAGCTATGTTCGAGAGAATGTTAAACGAATAAATTAGACAAACAGTATATTATCCTGGGAGATTAGCTCCCAGGATGTCATATATATATACATTGAAAGTGTATATATACATGATATAAACATCATGAAAATCAATAACATAGGAGACTATTATGAAACTAAAAGATAAACTCAATGACATCGTATCAGGTCTAATTGATAGTATGTCCAAGGTTGGCACTAACTGGGTCAAATGTTGGACAGCTACTTGTGCACCTATTAACCTTCTAAATAAGAAGGCATACCGTGGTATAAATGTAATGCTGTTAGGCTTTGCTAAAGCATCCCGTGGTTTTGCATCTAATACCTGGGCTTCTTTTAAACAGTGGAATGATAAGGGATACATGGTTTCAGGTAAATCTGAGCCAATCATATTCTTTAAACAGTCCGAGAAAAAGAAGGTTGATGAGGATACAGGAGACATTTTACTAGAAGGTGTATACTGGATAACTAGATATTATAATGTATGGAACGGAGACCAGGTCATTTCTAAAAAATACCTGGACTGGATAACCTGTGATTATAGATATAAAGACCCAGTTGTAAAAAAATCTGAAGTAAAATCTCATGCTGATATTGATAAATACATTGAGAATACAGGAGCTACAATCAAGCACGGCTTTGACCATGCTTTTTATTCTCCACATCAGGACTTCATAGGGATGCCTTATAAGGCTTCCTTCATAGATACCCTGGATGCAAGTTCTACTGGTAATTATTATGGCACTAAGCTACATGAATTATCGCACTGGACTGGGCATGAAAAGAGATTGAATAGATTTGGGAAAGCTCCAAAATCATTTGAAGATAATGAGTATGCTTACGAGGAGTTGGTTGCTGAGATATCATCAGCAATGCTATCTATTGAGCTAGGACTTGACCATGAGCCAAGACCTGACCATGCAAAATATCTGAACTGTTGGATATCTAGATTGAAGGATAACTCAGGAGCATTGATATCAGCTTCAACAAAAGCACAGCAAGTAGTGGATTACTTGGATGAAATGCAATAACAAAAGATATTCCAGGGAGCTTGTCTCCCTGGATATCATATATATATGTATCAATCAGGTATATATATACATGATATAAACATCATGAAAATCAATAACATAGGAGAAAATTATGTATAATTCTACAAGAATATCAACTCACCATGTCCAAAAAATTAGTATTAGTAAACCTCATGAAGAGGATACTTACAACTCTAGGACAATTACCATTTATGGTAAGGATGATGACGGAGACTTAACGGAAGTATTAGAAGTCACATTGTTTGGAGATGATATAGATAATTTGAAAGTTAATCTTTAGCAAAAAGATATCCCAGGGAGTTTGTCTCCCTGGGTATCATATATATATACATCGTGAGTGTATATATACATGATAAAACATCATGAAAATCAATAACATAGGAGACAATATGAAAACAATATTAAACATACTTACTTTTGGATTATATAATCAAGTGCAAGAGTTGAGAACAATGATAAAAAACCTTGAAGCTGATATGGATATACAATCAGCCGTTGAAGAAGAAATCAACAGAGGTGATGTACTTACTCATGACAATTTCTGTCCGTCTGACTTCGACATAACAACTTATGAAGATGTAGAAGATTTCGTTAAAGAGTCTGATTTTGAGGAGATTGTGGATGGTATCTTGCATGACAAGTACGGCATAGAACCAAAAGAAGAAAGTTAATATATGACATCAACACCTGGCTACCTAGTGTAGTCAGGTAGTTGTTATATATATGTACATCACAGGTGTACATATACATAGCAACAATGCTATGAAATTCAACAACATAGGAGACAATTATGAAATATTTTGAAGTAACAATAGATACTACATTTACTAGTGAATATTATGTAAAAGCTGAAACCCAGGAACAAGCCGAGGGTTATGCTATTAAACAGGCACATGATAATCACCATGGAGAGTCGATTGTAAATGTATCAGTAGCAGGGTCATGGATAAATCACAAGCCTGAGTATCCTGACAGTTATGAAGAGGTATAAATACAGTGATGTCCTGGGAGCTAGTCTCCCAGGGTACAGCTAACAAATAGGAGGAATAAAATTATGATATTAGATAGCAGAGATTTAGAAGATGAATTGAATAATAAAAGTACAGATAGCGACAGAATAAAAGCTATAAAGGAGCTTAAATATGAAGTCGTAAATGATGGTGGTAATCCTGATGATTGGGAGTGTGGAATAATTTTTATACATGAAGATGATTTCACAGAGTATTGCGAAGAACTTGCATATGATTGTGGATACTTAGAAAATCTAAGGAGAGAAGAAAACCCTCTAGCTTATTGTGTTGATTGGGATAAATGGGCAAGAGATTGTGCAGTTAATTATGCTCAGATTGAGTTTGAGGGTAAAACTTATTTATACAGATAACAAATAGGAGGAATAGCAAATGAAAACAATTAAATTAACAGAGGTAGAAATAAAAATTCTTGAACTAGGGTTAGATTTATACATTGATGAGTGTGAAGAATGTCATGGCACTAAGACAGATAAGAATTATTCTGGTGAAATGCAGTTGGCTTGGGACATCAAAGATAAATTGAAACGTTAGGAGGAATAAAATTATGACAGCAAATATGGATGAATTAGATATGGTAGTTTACATATGGTTTTATATGGGATTGTTTTGCACGATTGCATTAATCGGAGCAACGATTGTATATTTAATCGAGATGTGGAGAGCAGGACATGAGGAGTTTGTTCTGTTTTGGTCAAGCAGTGTGGGACTGATATTGATTATAACGATAATAATTATATAGAACGGAGGAATAAATAAAATGCCAAATAAATCTATACAAATTAAAGATAAAGGAACTCTAACTGTTATTAATGGAGAACTTTATTTTTTAGAAACAAGAACTAAACAATGGGAAGAATTTGATATCGAGAGTTTTTGGGAAGAACATTATACCGAAGATGAAAAAAAGTATATCAAGTCTGAGTTAGGTTTCGAGCCAAAGATACAGGAGGAAGATGATGAGTAGTAGTACAGGAAGATGGTGTTGTACTGAATGTAAATCATACAATGCCTACATAGAAACATTTAGTGATGATGAAATAGGACACATTATGGGTTGCAAAGATTGTGGCTACTATGATGTGTATAGAGAAAATGCAGTAACAGGGGAAATAATCGAGGATTATCAAGGTTATGACCACGAGTATACGGAGGTGTAATATTAAAAGATTAACAAAGAATAAAAAATATCTGTTGTCATTCTTTGATGGTGTGGTTGAGACACCTGAAGATATACAAGATTTGATACTAAGAATATTTATATATGATGGGTATGGCACGGATTGTTTTTGTGGAGAGAAACATCCACAAGGTAGGAATTGGGTTTTCCACAAGAGTAAGTTATACACTTACTTGAAGATGGTATTCCCACGTTTCAAACATTACAGGAACGGCAACCCAAAAGACCAGTCTGACGGACAGATACTCAGGCAAGTAAACAATCTAATAAAACAAAGAGTTTTAGAAGTTGTTGATATCAAGAGGAAAAAGTGTATAATCAGAGGAACAATGTGGGATAGTCGTGTTAAGAAAATAAACAAGATGATATCAGAGTGTAGTGATGATGCCTTACTGGTTAAGATATTAATGGGAGATAACCCTGAACTACGTAAAAGATACATACAGGAAAACTGTGGACAAGCTAAGTTCATAGACACATAGGAGAAACATGGACAAGAAATTAGAAACTAAATTTAAAAATGCTATGCTTGAACACTTGATGTTCAATGGTCTACCAAAAGACCCAGTAGCAAAGGTAAGATTGCATACATACATCAGTGCAAACATACCAATGTCCGAGAGGGTAAACAACATTACGGACTCATACGATAAGATGTTATCTATGATGACAAGCAATGCAGACCAATTCTTAGACGGATGGAAGGATGCAACGGCAGATGATTGTAGGAAGCAATTAGATATGTTAATAGCAGATGTATTAAAAAACATCAGGAGTGAGATGTAGTATCTCAGGTACACTAGGTAGCCAGTCCGAAAGGACTCTCACTGTCTCTTAGTGTTATCTAGTGTACCCTAAAAAGAATTATGAACAAGAAATATAATGAAGTGTTCTCTGATGAGCCGTTATTAGACGAAGATGGTATCTTAGAAGAAAAATCTAAACTTGGCACATTTAATAATCAGATATGGGCATGGGGAAGAATGAAGGCATTGGGGAGACCTTATGCTGTTGGCACTGATAGAACACACATAAATAAAAAACATCATGAGTTAGATTTAATTTGTGATTTAGCTGACCCTGACGCATATGTCATGGCACTTAAAAAATTAATTAAAGAGGAAAAGTAAATGAAAGATAAGATAGAAAAATTAGGTGGAAAATGTATTACAGATGATGATGACAATGTAATATTTTCCGAGATTGATTTGACTTATACATATGAGAATAAGTTTGATTACTCAGATGAACAAGTTAAGAAATTAAGAAAACAAGAAAAAGAAGATTTAGCACATCTAAAACTTGAATTAAGTGATGGAGATTTAATTCATTATGAAACTTATTGGAGTCCAGTTACTAAAAAGTATTATCAAATTGATTTAGATTTAGATGATGCTAGAAAATGGGAAACATTGAGAGAAATAAAATAGGAGGAAAAGTAAATGAGTAGAACATACAACACAATGTACTTCGATGCGATGGAGGAAATTGAAAGTTCAGGAGAAGATTATAACAGAGGTCATGCTTATAAACTTCTATTGGATGCAGGTATGCCTGGAGAGGAAGCCACCAAATATTTAGACGACCTTGAAACAAGGTGGGATATGATGGTTGAGTCTTTAGCAGAGCAGAAAAGAGAACAGGAATGAAGTGGTTTAAACATAAGAGTGATAGCCACCAATCAGCAAGACTGAGGTTAGCTTGTGAGCCAAACTTCCTTCAAGGATACGGATTTTACTTTTGCATAGTAGAGATGGTATCAATGAGGGTTGAGGATGTAGACAATCCAACAGTTGAGTTTCAAACAAGCTACCTCAAATCAATGCTAGGTGGTATCAATCAAAGAACTTTGACAAAACTATTGGCAAACTTTGAGCAAAGCGAGTTGTTAGTAAGCAAAGACTTTGGTAAAAGTATTCAAATCACAGTACCAAAACTCAAAGAAATACAGGACAATTATAGTAGAGCAGTACGAAGAAACTTGTCAGCATCTAACAACAAACTTACACCTAGAATAGATAAGAATATATTAGATAATAATACAAAAGATAAATCTGTTGCTGATAAAGAAGCTGATAGGATAAGGTTATTAAGGAAAGAGGTAGTTGATTATGATGAATGACGAGGACATTGCAAACTTTTTTGTAATGATGAATAGTTTTTTCGGACACAAGTTTAAGTCATCCTATGGCACGGCAGTCAATGGTAAGGGAGACTTATCATTGACAGCTAAAGTATGGAAAAGGACACTCAATCAAGTACCCTACATTGATGAGGTACTTCATAACGACTTGTTCAATGTCAATAGTCCATTGATGGAGAGCAAGGAGTGGTGTCCTGATTTAAGAGAGGTAGCACAAATATGTAAGGAGTTATCACACAAGTATGTGCGTGAGGAGAGATTTAGAAAACAAATAAGCAAGGACTCAGTTGTCATTGATGAGAAAGTGGTAGCTGAAAACAGAGTTAAAATTAAACAGTTCTTGGAAAACTTCAAGAACAAAAACACAATGGAGGTCAGACATGGCGAAGAAGAAAAGTAAAGCTAGGAAGGTACTAGAACACTTGATTAAGTATGGCAGTATCACAACCTGGACAGCATTTACTAAGTACAGAGCAACAAGACTATCAGCAATTATCTTTAACCTCAGACACAGAGATGGATACAACATCGAAAGTGTAGAGCAAAAAGGTAAAGATGGTTATTTTGTAGAGTACATATTGCATGAAGCCAAATAAAAAAACTAGGGAATACTATCAAAGATTAGTTTCCCTGGGATGTATCGTGTGTCGATTACAGTACGGAGTACACAGCGACCCTTGTATACATCATGTTAGAACTAAAGGTCTAGGGATGGGTCAAAAGAGCAAGGATGCTCTACCTCTCTGTTGGGAACACCACCAAGGCAGAGATGGGGTGCATACTAATACAAAGAAGTGGGAAGAAAAATATGGAACGCAGGAAGAATTGTTGGAGATAGTAAATGATTTACTTAATGATTGACATACATAATGCGTTAGTATATATTAAACAATTAGGAGGTATAGAATGAGCTACAATCCAAAGACAGACTTTGTCTGTTATGCAAGAGATAAACATGGTGACGGATTAGTCACCTGTTATAAACCAGGACACTTGGATGGTATTTATAACTGTGATGAGGACAGAGAAATACTGGGTAAGTGTCGAAAGAGACATGGTTGTAAACCATCAAGTCAAACAAAAAACCTTAGAGAAACATATGGAGGTACAAACATATGAATAAACTATTAATGGCACTCAATGAGTTTCATAAACTCAAAGTAAGTGCAAACAAGGGTGGAAACAATCCACACTTTAACAGCGACTACTCTACCCTGGAGGATGTCATAAGTGCTGTCAATCAAGCTAGTCAGTTTGGTTTAGTATTTGTGCAAAGGATAGATTATGACTCAGAACAAAATGTATATGTTGAAACTATTATAAGACATATAGATTGTAATGATGTTATTAATTGTAAAGTCCCAGTCAAATGCAAAGATATAGATAACCCACATCAGATGGGGTCAGGTATAACTTATGCAAAAAGATATGGGTTGCAGTCGTTGTTCGGTCTACCATCTGAAGATGACGATGGTAATAAAGCTACCGAGGAAAAGAAAACCAATAAGAAACCAAAGGTTGTAAAGAGTAATACCAACATCAACGGAGACTTGGAAAAACTTAAAGATAAAATTCAAAGTAAATCCGTAGGAGCTGAAGAACTTGGGCAAAGTTTATAACCTAAGAGCAAGTATGATTAGTAGGGTGATAGGCACGGATGCCTATTGCTCCAGGCAAAACTATTTTGAAATACTTGTGGGAAACAAAGATGAGAAACCTGTCAATCAAGAGTACACACAACACGGAAAAGATTGTGAGAGGTATGGTATAGCAGAGGTTATGCTACATACAGGTGACTTAGTTCATAACTGTGGTTTAGATTTATTAGGAGAACAGATAAATACTCAGGCAGATTACATGAGCAACAATGATGACTCAGTAATATTGTCATGTACTCCTGATGGATACATAGGGGACAATCACCTGGTAGAAATAAAAGCTCCATACTATGTGCAAGATGATGCTCAAAAATATATTCATAGGTATTTACCTCAGATATATTTTCAACAGTATCTTACAGGTAAGGATGGGACATGGGTCTGTGTATATCAGATGAATAATTCAACTATCATGTATATACCAAAGAATGAAAAGTATGTGCATGACTTTATGTTCCCAAAAATATTTGAGTTCTCTACCTATCTACTTAAAGGAGAGATGGATAAGAACTTTAAAACAAAAAGAACTCACAAGAAAGAGTTTATATATGATGGAGAGTTAGATGTTCAAGTTGCCTGATATAGAATTAGAACAAGCATTGGACTATCACGACAAGCTCACGGAGAAAAGAGCAAAAGCTACTGCTGATATTTATAAATATACAGAGCAACGCAAGATTGCGTACTCATTAGCTATGATTAATACTGCTGATTTAAAAGCAACACAGTCAATGAAAGACTCTATAGCTAGTACGGATGAAGATGTTATTAAGTATGTTGATAAGATTGCAGAAGCTAAAGAACAAGAGTCCCTTTTAACAGGGAAAATAAATAACTTAGAACACAAGTTGCGTTTGTTTCAAACACTGAGTGCTAATGAACGCAGAGAAAAAGGGTTCTACCAACAGAATGGAGGATAATATGTCAGAGCAAAACAAAGATAGAATATCAATGAAACTGTTTTTCGGACAGGACTACAAAGATATTGTAGAGGTATTGTTTAAACAATTACAAATACATAAAGAAACAGAGGGGACTAACCCTAAACCAATAGCAGGTAATAATAAGTTCAAAGCTCATGAGGACTTTCATATTAAGAAAGGAGTCACATATGACTTATCTTTATGGGGTCAGATAGAGGAGGACAAAGGATACAAGTCTGCTAACCTACAAATAAAAGAGTCAAACAGACAGGAGTAAAACATGAATGATTGGGATAGATGGTATTCCAAAAACAGGGATAGAAAGAACGAGTACACTAGGAAATACTATCAAGAAAATAAACACGATAGGGATGGTGTGCCTGGTCTTTTAAGTAAGAAGAAAATGAAATTGGCTAATGAAACTCCTGAACAAAGGCAGGAAAGATTAGCTAAGATGAGAGAGTATGCTAAAGCGAGGAAAGAAAAACTGAATGAACAACAAAGTTAGTATTAAGATAGAGAAAGATATTGTTGATACAGGCAGGGTAAGTAAGTACCAAACTTACTTAGATACTTTGAGTGCTATGGAAGGTGGAGAATCTTTTGTTGTAAATGATTATAGAATCGTAGATGCTGTAAGGCATGATGCTTACAAAAAAGGATACAAGGTTAAATTCAGAACTATAGCAAAAGAAAAGTATAGAGTTTGGAAACACTTAGATAACAAATGATTATTGAAGAAAAAGTGTATGGGAGTGATGGTAAAATTGTAAATACCATTACTCTCGAACAGAGACAAGAACTGGCACAAAAATATTATACCAATATTTTAGAAGATTATAATTTGTATGTATGTATTCCTCATGATTATAAATGGCAAGGAATTATAAATTCTTATGTTAGAAAATATAAATTAAAGTATATATTTGATGCTATGAACACGGCAGAATATTATCTACATGGCGATAGGACTTATTTTGATAGTGGTGAGACAGTAAAAAATTATACAAGTAAAATTGGTGGGATACTTTATAACAGAAGTATTGATAAATGAAATTAGAAATCTTATCAATATTGTTTCCTAAATCTATTGATATGAATGGCATTGGTACTAGCAAGTCTCATGATTCTGTTAGTGCCAGTGACATACAAACAATATTATCTTACAATGGATTGAAAAATTATGAGGTCAATATTATATTGGCTAAATATTTTGATGATGATGGAGCTAAGAAAAATTTAAGAGAATATATTTCTCATAGTTTTTTCCTCAAATTTAAGCTATGGGAAGAAGTTGATGACATGGATGAGGAGCTTATCTCCTCCGTAGTGAGCTGTTCGTTCATGGAATCAACGATGCACACCTGTCCATTTTGTAATGGGGTTGGCTCAATCATATTAAGCAACTCAATTACTAAGTGTAATCATTGCGTGGATGGGGTATTTATATTTGATGATGTGGTAAGAAAATCTATTATGAGAATAGATGACAAAACATATAAGAAAATCAAACACTTATATGAAGATGCCATGAAAAAGATTATAGATATTGAGATGACAGCACTAGCAAAGCTAGGTTGTTAATGAGATAACGGCTTCTCGGCTTGATTAGATGGGTCTGATTCGGTGTTATCCATAGACTCCACATCCTGTGCAGAGTTCTTGAAACCTAGTTTAGTTTTAAACCCTGGAACTTTAAGCAACAACTCGTTGAGTTCTTTAATCAACTCCTCGTCTGTTTTGTTTTTAGTATCATCAACAGTTAGGTTAATGTTTTGTGAGCTGTAATTACCTAGTTCTAATAACAGTTTAGCTGTGTTAAGTTTGACTGAATCTTGTTCAGAGTTTATAAGTAAATCTTTTAGCACATCAATAGCCAAGCTAGATGTTGAAGTAATCTTGGTTTCGTTTATGCTTCTGATTTCTTTCTCATATTTTTTTCTTAACCAATAACCATGTTGGCTAGGGTTTTTTGTGTACCCTGCTTTCTTGGCAGACGCAGTTGCATTTGATGCAGTGCTTCCATTGGTAAAGTAATCTATAAACTTTTGTTCTTTTTCTATATCACTTGTTCTCGGCATTTGTTTTCCTTTTAAGTTTGTCTTTTGCTTTCTTAACAATCAAGCTACCATCTAACCACTTGCCTACCAGTTCAGCAATATCTTTATCAGGTGTATGATTGATAATTAAATCTTGTCTGTATTTAATCCAACTCTTATCCAGGACTAAACTACCATCTATATCTGTACCTTCATCATCTCCTGATATATGAGATACGATTGTAATAGTCTTGTCATTTTCTTCTACAACAAAACCTACAGATACACAGTCAGCTAGTTCTGAAACCAATTCAGATATATCTGTCCAACCATCAGTGGGGGTTATTGCATCTTCCCAATGTATTAACGTAAGTCTTGCTCTCATTTTTTCTTCCGTAAAAAAGTTAGGTATTCTGCACCTTCTTCTACTTCCCAAAATATCTTAGTAAAGTCAGGGTGTGTATCAGGTAATCTTGTATTAAATATTGCGACTGCACATGGCGACATCATTTTGTTAGGAAGATTTAACATCTTTGCATAGTTGTCATACTTTTTATATGACCCAACTTGTACACAGTGCATGATGATAGATTCATTTGCATCTTTAACTGGCATATATCCACTGATATGTCTGTGTCCTGCCATTAACAAATGGTCTCTTGAATTAAAAAGTGCGTGTCTTACAATGCCGTGTGCCGTATTGTATATAGAGTTCCCTCTAAAATTATGTGAGCAATTAACTTTTATTTTATGACTAGGTAAGTGTAGCTTGACTCTTATGTTGTGTGGTTGATATGTAGTTTTAAGTGGTCGGCATATCCATTTCAAAGGGTCACCATCACCTGACCACATATCATGATTACCTGCAACAATGAATAACCAATCAGTATATCTAATCAACCATTCAGTAAGTTGAAATGCTTGTGTGCTAGTAGTTGATTGTTCTGCCCACAACCCTGCAAGTTTTGTTCTTCTTGCCCAGTTGTTCTGCAAGTCTCCTACATTACAAGCAAACATCCCATCAGTTTTGTTAGTGATATCCATGTGCTTAATAAGACTTGGCATATCGCAACCATCGTCATCTATATGTGGGTCGCCACATATGTATAAACCAATAGGTTTGTCGTCTTTGATTTTTATATTTAAAAATTCTTCGTTGTTCTCTCGTTTCTCTTTACGATTAAAAACATCAATCCGTTGTTGTATCAATTCATCAGTAGGTATTTCTTCTTCTGTGAATGGATTGTCTACTTCGTAATTCATACACTTTTTAGGGTGTACTGTTTTGTGTCCACATTCAGAACATTGATATCGTTGTGGTTGTCCTTGTGTCTTGCTATCTCTACCTTTTTTAATTAAGTGAGTTGACCCACACTTAGGACAACTTAATAAATTATTATCTTCATCATGTTGTTGTTGGACAAGGTTGGTATAATTACCACCTGAATCATGTATTGTCATTCATCTAGTTCCTTGATTAAATAATCTATGTACCATCGTGCCTTCTTTAAATCTTGCACAGCAGTACCTTTATATGGGTATCTCGTTACATACTTTATTATGTTCCCAGTAACATAGTCCATACCCCAGCTTCGTATGTAATCTATTGTTTCTATCCCTTTCGTATAATGGTCAGGGTGGTTAATCACATCGTTATGTTTCTTTTTGCTCATTCATTTTCTCCAAAACTTGGTCATAAGGTATAGGTATATACCCTTCTTCCCATTCGATACCACCATATAAGTAATCTTCTCTTGATTCAAGTTTACCTTTTATGCTGATTCTAGCTTTAGAGTCTATAGCAAATATTGCACAGATGTATTCCATTTCTTTATCAGAGAACGGAACTGCTCTTGCACACATAATCACTCTCCTGGATATATCAATACTAATATGTATATGATTATTCCGATGATTAATAACTCGAAGATACTAACTTCAGGTCTAAGATACTTAGTTTTTATATGTGTAAAAAACCAAGAAAAAAACTCAGGATGAATCACCATTACTACAGCAATAACAAGTGCCAGTAGTAGTGATTCATAAATCATTGTGATAAGGGGTTGTCGTTTCTCGCTTTTATTTCGTCTACTTTTGCTTTTAGAACTGCAATCTCTGCTTTGTTAATAGCAATGTCTTGTTCAAGAGGTTTTATATTAGGTGCTGTCTTGCTTTCTAAAACCTCTACTCTTTGTATTAACTGACCTTGGTAAACAAACAGCCCACCAATAGTGATTACTAATCCTATTATTCCAGTAATTAATTTAATATCCACGGATTCTCCTTAAATGTTCTTGTGTTCTTATAACTTCATCCATAGCTTCATCAATTTGTTTTTGATAACGAAAGACCACATCATTATAAACATCTTGATTCTCAGCATATAGCACTCTATTATCAACATATTGTCTTTGTTCATTATAAACTCCTCCATTAATAGTAGGTTGGTTTTTAAATAAATTCATATTAGTAGATAAGTACGAGTCAATCATAGAATCGTTCTGCATAACCTTTGCAATTATTTGTTGTGTTAAAACTAATTGCTTATCTATATTAGCTACAGTTTTTTCTATTTGATTTGTGATATCTTTGACTGTATCCACTCTAACATCTTCTGCCACAGTGTTTTGTTCTGTGGTTTCGGTAGGTTGGTTGCTTCCTGTTGTTTCGGTTTCAACCTTTTCTTCATTGCTGTTAGCAGATGTGGGTTGTTCTTCAACAACACTTCTTTCTTCTCTCGAAGATACTTCTTCAGTTCCTCCTTGCTCCTCTGCAAGGACAATTTCTTCACTTTCGATTTCTGTTGTGACTTCCTGCTCGGTCTTTGGTTCTTCATAAATTTCTAATACTAATGATTCCTCAACAAATTTTTCTTCTTCAGATAATTCTACCATAATTGTTGGAAATTCCAAAACATAATTTTCTTCTATAAATTCTTGTATAACTATTTCTTCAAACTCTATTGGTTCTGTTTCAATAAATGATATAACTTCTTGTATTTCTTGTAGTTCTTCTGTCTGTGTAGCTGTTAAAACTGTATCATCATACGTCATAGTAACCGATATGTTGTCTACATTAGGACCACCAAGACTAGCAGGAGCATTAGCATCAGTCCCACTAATAAGAATATTTCCAATGTTACTATTAATCCCTGTATACGAGAGAGTATCTTGGAAATCTTTACCATTGATGCCTGTAACATTTGTCCTAGTTTGACTAGTTGTTGCCAATATTTCATTATTGCTATCTCTTATTTGTAATCTTATTGTAAAGCTATCAGCACCACCTTGACCACCCCAACATTGTGCTACACCACACTCTCCATTTTGTACTTCAACACTAGAGTTAAGAGTAATGCCATTATCAAGCATGGTTTGAGTTATAGTATCAGATGTAAGATTGAAAGATTGCTCAATACTGCCACTATCTCCAAACTCTAGGTCGTGTCCTCCTGGACAACAATCATTTATTCGTACTGCATTACCTGATAAAGTCCAGCCATTTGTACCATTATCAAATGTGCCATTAGTAATTAGGTTATTGGTTGTTAATTCTTCTGCAAATAAAGTCAAAGGGAATAATAATATAAATATTAATCGTTCCATGTCATAGACCTTTTGCTAGTTTCGTTAGATAAATCTTCTTTTCTTTTCTCTAGCCATCTTGCTTTTGCTTGTTCGCCAATTAATCCATCAACAGGACATGGTGTACCTGCGTTCATCATAGCATCAAAGACTGCATCGTCTTGACACATCAACGATATCGCTGCAACTTTCATGCCTAGTTTATTTAATAGTTTACTTTTCTTTCTTAATTCACAGGCAGGGTCTGTATAATAACTACCATATGTGCCACTAAACCCAATAACAGTTATCCCTGCTGCTAATGGTATGACGCAACTGTCTTGTCCATATACACTCATAGCAGGTGCATTAGATGGATTGACAGCAGTTTTGGTATTAGAACTATTGTTGGTAGTATTTGTAGTATTGGAACTACTACCTGATTGATAAGTTGTTTCTGAACTATATCCACCACTTATACTTGTGTTAGTGCCACTTGTATTAGTTTGGTTGAGGTCAGTAGCACCACTAGATGTAGTGTCGGCTATTGATTGTTCAATACATAAAACTAATATTATTAATACTAATGCAATTAATCCTTTTACCATTTTTTGCATGACCAATACCTTGCTGTTAATTTAGATTTAGCAGTATCACATTTGTGTCTTGCTCTAAACGACTTTCTTCTTGATGGTATATTTTTTTTAATGGTCATGTTGGCATCACCAAATCTAATAAGTTTTATAGTGTTGCCTTCTTTAGCTAACACGGCAAATTTCTTGCCACCTTTCCTAGACCTTTTTGGTTTGTTGTATCCTGAAAATTTTTCACCTGCTCTTTCGATTGCCATAATTATTTTCTAGTTAAAGACCCTCCAAAGTAAAGTCCGATAATCGAGAATATCGTGTGTGATTGTAAGTTAGTTATAAAAATTGTATTGCCTTCTTCAAAGTATGAGGTCTCATAAGTAGAACCAAATATCCACCAACCACTGTCAGCTTCAGTTACTATTTGATATGCAATGTTTACATCAGTAAATATAGGTGCAACGATTGGCACTACAATAATACTGAATACGCACATCAATGCTATCCATCTTCTTGTGTGTTTAGTATGTGGGTCAGAAACATTACGAGCTTTGTCGGTTTGTTTAGCTGCGAATCCTGCTCGTTGCATTAACATCTTTTGTTTTTCTTGTTCGGCTTGTCCTTTCTGTGCCATGATAGACATGATGCCACCTAACACAGTGGATGCTAACATTGACAGTAATTCCATTGGTATCATTCTTCACTCCTTAAATCATCTAATGCTTCTTTAAAATCTAATTTTAATTGTTGTGCTTCATCTAAATATTCTTCGTAAGATATAACTCCTTTCATTCTGTCATTGTTTAATTGTTTTCTTTTTTGATTAAATCTTGAAGATATTTGATTAGCTTCTGCCGATTTAAACCTTCTTAATCTATTTATATCTGCTGTATTTATTTTGAATCCTAAAGAGTTTGCGACTGCTTCCATAGTTGTTAATGGGTCGTCTAATGTATTGTACTTAGGAGCATCTCCGTATTCTCTTTCATATGCTCTTGATATTTTTTTAGATGAAAAACTACCAGGAATACCAGGTATGTTTGGTATAAAATCTTTAGCAATTTTGCTAATTCTTTCTAAACCTATTTCTGACCTACTCATGCCAATTTCATTGACTGAATCAGGTCTTAAAGTAAATGGGTCAATACCTACTGCTCTTAATGCTGAACCATATGCAGGACCACCTGGTTGTACAAATCTCGGTAAATATGGAACTTCTCCTGGAGTTGCACCACCTACCATAAAGACATCTCCACCTGGCAACATTCTGCTAAAGTTAAAATATTTAGGTTTGTCACCACCTTTGATTCTTATATTAGCTTCAGGCATTGCTCCTAATCCAAACATATTTTGTTTGTTGTAATCTTGCATGAACTTTCTTTCTAAATCCATTTGTTCTTTAGATGCACCAGTTAATCCTCTTGAAATGTCATTAGCAGCAAATCCTAATGCTGCAATAACTGCTACTTTTTCAGGATGTTTTAAACCTATTTCAGCAAGTCTTGGTATGATGCGATAGGAGTATGATAAAAATGGTACTGCCGAACTTCTTATTTGATTTACAAATTTAGATTTAATATTATAATCTACGAACTGTTTTATAGAATCTCTTGCTGCTTCTGCTCTTGTATATTTTATTCCTGTTTCAGGATTAACTTGATTAAGTCTGCTTCTGTATAATGCTACTCTAAACAACCTATCTTCTAATTGATATGCAGCAGACAGTTTATCGTCAAGGGCAAGACCTAATTTTTTTATAGGGTTAAAAATTTTAGTTTTTTGTAATTGATTGTCGATAGTTTTTATAGCACTAGCAAACCAATCACCTGTTTGTTCTGCTTCTTTTGTTGAAAACATTTTAGCTAGTCTTTCTGCGTCTGCTAGTTTTAATTCTGCTGAAATTAAATCTCTGCCAAATACTCCACTTCGATACATATGTTTTAAATCATCATCTAAATCATCCCATTTAACAGTTCCTCTTTCAAAACCAAGTATTTGTTTTATTGTTCCATCATTATGTACTTTACCTAATTGTTTCCATGCACCATTACCACCATAATACAAAGTATAATTTGATATGTAATTGTTTACATGAACAGCAGGGTTGTAAACTGTTTTAGTTTTTTTCCAAAAACTATTTAATTTAAAATAACCTTCTCCTAATAATCTTGACCCATCATTTTCTCTAAGAGATTTAAGTAGTTGCATATCTTTGTATTCATCTACTCTAATTAAATTACCATTTAGCTTTCCGTAGGTTGGTATTTTAGTTCCATCTTCACCACCAAATTTAGTAAATGCTTTACCTGTTCCTGTTGGGTCATCCTCTGTTATCTTAGGCACATAAACAAAATCTTCTTTTATTTCAGTTCCGTCAGCTAATTTTCTTGTCCTTGTGTATGGGTTATCTAAGGTTGCTGATTTATATTTTATTTCTTCTTGTTTTTTTATTTTTAAATATTCTTTGTATGCTTTGTTCTGTTCAGTTTCTAATTCTTTTTGAAGTTTGTTATATCTTCCTAAATTAATGTAAGGTACTTTTGGCAATGGTTGTCCATATTCATCTTGTCCTGTTGTATATCTTTTTGGCAAGGTTGGGTCTTGGCTTCTTAAAACAAACATTTCTCTTTCAATTCTATCTGTTGCGTCTGTTTGTATAATTGGTCTGCCGTTTTTACCTGGTGTTTCAGATATCCTGTAACCATCTTTAGCTAACCTGCTGACTAAAGCATCAGATGAGTTCATTACAAAACCTTTTGCAATACCAGTGTTGTAAAGTTCTGCATAATATTTACCAATACCAACAGATGTTCTTAACTCTAATGCACTTTTAGCTAAAGACATAGATACATCTTCTATTTCATTTAATGATTGTCTTTCGGCTTTACTAAGCTGTGTTATAATTTGGTACTTATCAGGATTGTCTTTGTCTTTTCTTATAACAACCCCAAAGTTAGATTCTTGTTGTGCAGGTGTTAATGCTTTGTTGTATTGAGGGTCTGCAACATCATCTATTCTGTTAAGAATATTACCTGCCTGGTCTTTTGTTTTTCCATAAGTTTGATTTATTCTATAATCATATCTTCTTTCTGCTCTTAATTCAGGTACAATTTCTTTTAACTCATCTTTGGTAAAAGTGCTTTTGTTTCCTAAATTATAAACAGAACCCCTGCTGTATAAAGAATCTCCTCTAATTTTAGCTAATGTATTTGTAATTTTGTTTGCTTTGTTTGGACCTAATGTTTTTTCTAGTCCTTCATAATTTCTTTTTATGTAGTTGTTAATGTTTGTTTTAAAAGTTTGGTCATCAATGATACCTGCCAATCTTAAATCTTCGCCTATTTCTTTCATTATTTGAGTTTGTTCGTCATTCATTTTTAACAACTTGTTAGTTTCTTTTGGCAATCCTATGCCTAAAAAATCTTCTACTCTTTCGTCTTTCATTGTTTTATTTTTAAGAGCAAGTTGTTCGTTTGGCGAAAGCTGAGATATTTCTGATTTAGTCCAAGGTTTTTTAGTTACAGGATTAATGTCACCTACTGCTCTTACTTTTCTATTTACTATTTCTCCTTTAGATAAAGCAATTAATTCATCCTTGCCTAAGTCACCACCCATTAAATTATATAAAATTTTTCTACTATTATCGTCTAGCTTTTCTACATCTTTATTTAAAGAAGAAACTCTATTGTAATATGTTCCAACCCTGCCATCTAACTCATCAGCTAATCTTAATATTTCAGGGTGCATCCTATTTTCAGGTGAAACTCTATGTATTGCAGTGTTTACAAATTCTGTTCTGTTTAATACATCTCCAAATTTTTTACCTGCTGCTATACCAACTCCTACCAATGCAACATTTCTTATAAAATCTGTTGCCGTTTCTTCATGTTCTTCAGGTATTAAATCGAGCATATTGTATGCAACAAATCCACCACCTGCCATACCTAAAGGTCTCATAGGATTTCTTACCCATGCGTTCCATGTTGGGATAGCTACATTTTTTTTGTAAGATTGTATTGCTGTAAGTTTTTCTTCTGTAGATGTAAGTCTTGCTAATTCAGCATCTTGCCTTCTTAATGCTCTAGTTCTTGTTTGTTCTATTTGTAAATTTTTGCTTGGCAATTCTTCTAGTTGTTCTTTTCTTGTTACAGCAGGAGTGTCGAATCCTGCCCATCTTCTAGCAGCTAAACCTAGTGTGCCTGTTATAACACCACCACCAACAGCACCTAATCCAGCTTGTTCTAATCTTGTAAATCCACTATCTTCGTCTACATAAGAAGCAGCTCCAAGTGCAGTTCCGTATGCAACACCTTGTTTAACCATTGATGCTACTGACTTTGCTTTTGCAAGAGGTATAATCCATCCAGCAGGGTCAGCAATAATACCACCCATATAAGTTGCAAATGCCTTACCACCATAATCTTTGTTTCTAAATATTGCATTTAATTTTCTTTGGTCTGCTTTCATTTCTTTTTCGTCAAACCCAAAGTATTGCTTCACACCTCTATAAGTGTCAAGCATACCCATTGTACCTGCAAATGCTAGTGCTTCTTTTTCATTATTAATCCCTGGCACAGACTGTGAATCTATGCCTATTTCGTTATTTAATATAGCTTCGTAGTTTGAACCTGCATTAATTCTGTCGTACAACTGTTCGTCACTTGGGTCAATAACTGCCTTGCCTGGTGTTACAGTACCATTTATAGTATTATATAATTCTCTATCTTCATCTGTTATTGGCATTATAAATTTCTAATTATGTTATATGTATTAAAACTTTCTTCCCATGTAGGAGGGTTTTCTCCTTTTTCTTTTGATTTAATTACTTGTTGTTTATGAAATTCTAAATAATTATCTCCTTGTCCTGTGTTTCCTAAAAAATAATCTTCTGTAAATAAATTATTTTTAAAAAATTCTTGCGATGGTGGGGTAATTCCTAACTCCATAAAGTCTTGTCTTAATTGTTTTAATGCTCCTGTCATTTCGTCAGGCACATAAAACAATTTATTGTATGCAGTTTGTGTTTTCCCAAACTCTGTTGTTAAATCTTTTCTTTTTGTACCTATTCCTTTTTGTGCTGCTGCTAATGTTTTTACTTGTTCTGCTGCATCTTTTGCAACCTCTCCCATGCGAGTATATGCAGACTCACCTGCTCTCATATCGGTTTGTAAACCTATACCTAATCTTATAAGAGAAGCATTGCGTATTGCTTCTAACATTTTTGCTGGGTCGTTAGCTAAACTTGCAGGAGCAACAATACCTCCTAATCCTTCAGCTATACTTTTTAAAGGGTCGTCATCTTTTGCCATATTAACTCCTAAACATTGAATATAAATCTTTTTCTCTTTGTGCAAATAATCCTGGATTAGCTACTGGTGTAAGCATTGGTGCTACTTTAGGTTGATTATTTTTACTTGCTGCCATTAAAAATGGTAAAAAATTCATCATGCTTGATGTTCCCATTACAGGTTTAGCAACAGTATTTTGCATACCATAATTTCCTGTATCAAACATACTCATAATATTTTTTGCTGCATCGTCTGTTATTGGACCTTGCATAGCTTGTCTTGTTGATTCTATTTGTGACTGTATTGCAGGACTGTATGGTTTCGCTGTTAGTGCATCAATTAATTCTTTTCCTGTTTTTCCTGCCGTATCATTAATAGTATAAACAGTGTTAGCACCTCTAAATTTTGACATTCGATTTTCTTTCTCTATAAATTCATTTATAGCATTTATATTTTTAGGTGTGATGTTTGTTTTTTTAGCTGTTCCTCCTTCACCTATTTGATATCTTATGTCGCCAGTTCCCATTTTTATTTCATATATATTATCTGTAACATTTTTAAAATCAGGTTTCATATCTCTAACATTTATTCTATCTTCTACTGTCATTAAATTTGGGTCAAAGTTTGGTGTAAAAAAACTAGGGTCATTACTATATGCAGTCCTTAAATTATCCAGGTTAGATTGGTTTAGCAAACCTAAGTTCCTTTGTATATTTTGCTCATATAATTTAGTTTCTTCTTCTTTATCTCTAAAGATGCTTGTAAAATAATTTAAATAATTTTTACCTAAAAAAGTATCTGACATGATTTCTCCTAACTAAATAAACTTGCTAATGCTATTGCTGCTGCTATTGAAGCACCCACAGGATTACTTACTAAACCAGGGGTAGCACTAGCTCCTGCTCCTGTAAACACTCCTGTTCCTACTCCTGCTCCATAAACACCTGCTCCTAGCAAACCTGCACCGATTGCCTTCTGCCCAAAGCTAGGTTCAGCACCTGATGTTGTTTGTGTGCCAGGTAATACTGTGCCTTGTATAACACTAGTATAATCTTTTAGTGCTTGACCTGGTGCTTGTTGTGCAAATTCAAATCTTGCTCTTGCATCATCAATAGCTTGTTGTTGTCTAGCTTGTTCCATAGCTCCTACAGATGCTAGTGTCTGAGAAGGAACTAGAGATGCTTGTAATGTTTGTGGTGCTACGGCTAATGCTCTTAACTGATTTTGTTGTGCTTGTTGAAAAGCATCGCTATACATACTAGATGTTATATCACCTGCTCGTTGTAAGTAATTACCAATAACATTGCTTTCTAATATAGCTTGTCTATCACTGCCTAGCTGTCCTGCACCTGTTGCATCTCTCCTCGCTTGTTGCAATAATCCTTGCGTTTGAGTAAATAGAGGTCTTAGTGCAGCTTCTGTTGCTCCAGCTAAGTAAGGATTGGTTGCTAAGTTTTGAGGTGACATCAAACTATAATTCTGTGCTGCTTGAATATTCCCTGCTAACTGCGACTGTGGTCCTAGTGCAGTTTGGGTTGCCATTTGCTCTGCTGTTAGTTGTTGTTCTGTTGGTGATGCAAATGTCCTGTCAGGAAAAAATTGCATTGGACCTTGATTGTATAAATTTTGTGCTTGTTGATATGTGTCCACTAAAAAAGGTCGTTGCCCTTCATAAGGGTCTGCCTTTTGTACTGTTGTTCCTCCACCTTTACTCATAATTTACCTCTAGTGTAGTGTAGTTAATTCTTTTCCAAGTATAGTGTATGTATGTTCATACCCATACTTTTTAATCTTTTTGATAAAACCTTTGCGACAAGCTGTTTCCATAGCTTCGCATCCATTATCTATTGCCCATGTCTCTATGACTTGCAACAATCCTTCTACCCATTCATCAAGTTCAGTGCCACCTAATGTAACAATTCTGCAAGTTTTTTTCTTTGGGTATATCATTATTTCTGTTGTAAGTGCTGCAAGTATTTCTGCATACTCATCTTGGATAATCCATAGCTGCATATCTCTATTAATTAATTTTTCGTATATGTCATCTATGCCCATTTCTTGTTTGCTTTTACTGTTTCCCATTTCAATAAATAATTTTACAGTATCCCAAACATCGTCAATTCTATCGTTAGATATACCTGATATATATGCACTCATAATTTTGTATAATTACCTGCTGCGTTTACAAAGTATATTCCTTCGCCACTTCCAGGATTAAAGTTTGAGCCGTCAGCATAAACTATATCTCCTTGTTTCTTTCTTTCAGGTGTTGCGTTTTTAACCTCAATAAAAGTAGTAGGTGATTCTTGTAATGCACCTTGTAGTTTAATTAATTCTTCTAATATATATTTTGGTAAATCTTCAGGGTTATCAGGAACTGGGTTAGGTGTATATCTTGGTGCTTGTGCCATTATCTTTCTCCTATTACTTCATATTCTAAATCGTAA